GAAAATACACGGTTTGCCACTACTGGGTAAAGCACTACGAGGAGCCCAGCGAGGAATATGGGATCAACGGCGGGAAGATTTCAAAGCTGATGATCAAGATCAACGGAACCGTCACAGCCAACTACGACAGAGGCTGGGACATCGAGCCGGAGGATGAGCCGACGCAGCTCGCCTACATGATCCTCCTGCAAAACTACAACTAAAACCCCTGAGAATGAATATTCCGGGAGACTGAGCCGCAGGGCTCTTTCTCTCGTACTGATACCAAGAATCGCATGCCGAACACGTCGGCTGGCGGTCTTTTATTTTGCCCGGAAGGAGGCGGCTTTCATGCCAATGCGAAAACTGAAAAACTACAAGCCGACCCGCTTCATGGCCGAGTCCTCTCACTACAGCAAGCAGATGGCGGATTTCGCTGTGATGTTCATCGAGCAGCTCTGCCATACCAAAGGCACATGGGCGGGAAAGCCCTTCGAGCTTATCGACTGGCAGGAAAGAATCATCCGCGACCTGTTCGGAACGCTGAAACCAAACGGCTACCGCCAGTTCAACACGGCCTACATCGAGATACCAAAGAAGATGGGCAAGTCAGAGCTTGCCGCTGCGGTCGCCCTGCTTCTTTGCTGCGGCGACGGAGAGGAACGCGCCGAGGTCTACGGCTGCGCTGCCGACCGCCAGCAGGCCACCATCGTTTTTGATGTGGCTGCGGATATGGTCAGGATGTGCCCTGCCTTAAACCGACGCGTGAAGATACTGGCCTCCCAGAAGCGGATCATCTACGAGCCGACGAACAGCTTCTATCAGGTGCTGTCCGCCGAGGCCTATTCGAAGCACGGTTTCAATATCCACGGCGTGGTCTTTGATGAGCTGCATACCCAGCCCAACCGAAAGCTCTTTGATGTTATGACCAAGGGCTCCGGCGACGCCAGAATGCAGCCGCTCTACTTCCTGATCACGACTGCCGGAAACGATACGAACACCATCTGCTACGAAGTCCACCAGAAAGCGCAGGACATCCTTGACGGCAGAAAGGTTGATCCGACCTTCTATCCGGTCATCTACGGTGCGGACACTTCCGAGGACTGGACAGACCCGGAGGTCTGGAAGAAGGCAAATCCCTCGCTCGGTATCACGGTCGGCATCGACAAGGTGGAAGCCGCCTGCGAGTCGGCAAAACAAAATCCCGGCGAGGAGAACTCCTTTAGACAGCTCCGCTTAAATCAATGGGTAAAGCAGGCGATTCGCTGGATGCCAATGGAGAAATGGGACGCCTGTGCTTTCCCGGTAAATGAGGACGACCTCGAAGGCCGTGTCTGTTACGGCGGCCTTGACCTCTCCTCCACCACAGATATCACTTCCTTTGTGCTGGTCTTCCCGCCAAGGGATGAGGATGACAAGTATGTGATCCTTCCGTACTTCTGGGTGCCGGAGGATACGCTGGATCAGCGTGTCCGGCGTGACCATGTGCCTTACGACACTTGGGAAAAGGAAGGATACCTCGAAACCACGGAGGGCAACGTCATCCACTACGGCTACATCGAGAAATTCATCGAGCGGCTGGGCGAGCGGTTCAACATCCGTGAGATTGCCTTCGACCGCTGGGGAGCCGTCCAGATGGTACAAAACCTTGAGAACATGGGCTTCACTGTCGTTCCCTTCGGTCAGGGCTTCAAGGATATGAGCCCGCCCACGAAAGAGCTGATGAAGCTGACACTGGAAAAGAAACTCGCCCACGGCGGCCACCCGGTGCTCCGCTGGAATATGGACAACATCTTCATCCGTACTGATCCTGCCGGAAACATCAAGGCCGACAAGGAGAAGTCCACGGAGAAGATCGACGGTGCCATCGCAACCATCATGGCACTTGACCGGGCGATCCGCTGCGGCAACGACAACGGTGCTTCTGTGTATGACGGCAGAGGCATCCTTTTCATATAGGGACAAAAACAATGTTGATACTTTCACTGATTGGCTTTCTGGTGATCCGGGAAGCCCTTAACGGATTGGAGGGATGGCTATGAGTATATTTTCAGGATTATTTCGGAGCCGGGATAAGCCCAAGGACGCGACCAGCGGAAGCTCCTACCGCTTCTTCTTCGGCGGCACGACCTCCGGCAAAGCTGTAACGGAACGCTCCGCCATGCAGATGACGGCGGTCTACTCCTGCGTTCGGATTCTATCCGAGGCGATTGCTGGCCTGCCCGTTCACCTGTACCGGTACGACGGCAGCGGCGGCAAGGAAAAAGCGACCACTCATCCGCTCTACTTCCTATTGCATGATGAGCCAAACCCGGAAATGACATCCTTTGTCTTTCGGGAAACGCTGATGACGCACCTTTTGCTGTGGGGAAACGCCTACGCGCAGATCATCCGAAATGGCAAGGGCGAGGTCGTGGCTCTCTATCCGCTTATGCCAAACCGCATGACGGTTGACCGCGACGCAGACGGTCACCTCTACTACGAATATCAGACCTCGCAGGATGAGGCGCACACGATGGATGGCAGCCGCGTCAGGCTCTCTCCAAGCGATGTGCTCCATATTCCCGGCCTTGGCTTTGACGGCCTGATGGGCTACAGCCCGATTGCGATGGCAAAGAACGCTATCGGCATGGCGATTGCCTGTGAGGAATACGGAGCTAAGTTCTTCGCTAACGGCGCGACGCCCGGCGGCATCTTGGAGCATCCCGGTGTGATAAAAGACCCGGAGCGTGTCAGGGAAAGCTGGAACTCAGCCTTCGGCGGCAGCGCCAATGCAAACAAGGTGGCGGTTCTTGAGGAGGGCATGAAATACACGCCCATCTCCATTTCACCGGAGCAGGCGCAGTTCTTGGAGACGCGGAAGTTCCAGATCAATGAGATCGCTCGTATCTTCCGCATCCCGCCTCATATGATCGGCGACCTTGAGAAATCGAGCTTTTCCAACATCGAGCAGCAGTCGCTGGAGTTCGTGAAATACACGCTCGACCCGTGGGTCTGCCGCTGGGAACAGTCCATGCAGCGGGCGCTTTTGTCTATGGACGAGAAGAAGGAATACTTCTTCAAGTTCAATGTGGACGGCCTGCTTCGCGGAGATTACCAGAGCCGCATGAACGGCTATGCGACCGGACGCCAGAACGGCTGGATGAGCGCTAACGATATCAGGGAGCTGGAAAATCTCGACCGTATCCCGGAGGAGGAAGGCGGCGACCTGTATCTTATAAACGGCAACATGACCAAGCTCAAGGACGCAGGCATTTTTGCAGCCTCGTCTCAGGGACAGGAGGAGCCAGATGAAACAAAAGAATCAAAACAAGAGCCGGAACAGCCACAGCAAAGTGAGCGCACCCGGCCACGAAAGAAGGAGGCACTATGACCAGAAAGTTTTGGAACTGGGTGCGAAACGAGGAACCGGACAGCTTTGGCTCAGACCGAACGCTCTACCTCGACGGGGAAATCTCCGATGAGACATGGTTCGGCGACGAGGTCACACCACAGTTATTCAAAGATGAATTAAGCAGCGGAGACGGAAACATCACCCTCTGGATCAACAGTCCGGGCGGTGATGTTTTTGCTGCTGCACAGATTTACAACATGCTGATGGATTACCCGCATGACGTAACGGTCAAGATTGACGCCCTTGCTGCCTCGGCGGCATCCGTCATCGCTATGGCCGGTACCAAGGTCTGCATGAGCCCTGTGGCCATGATGATGATCCACAATCCTGCGACCATCGCCATCGGTGATACCGAGGAGATGCAGAAGGCCATCGACATGTTAAACGAAGTCAAGGAATCCATCATGAACGCCTACGAAATCAAGTCCGGGCTTTCCCGCCACAAGATTTCACAGCTGATGGATGCCGAGACATGGATGAACGCCAAGGAGGCCGTTAAGCTCGGCTTCGCTGACGAGATTCTGTTCAAGGCGGGCGAGGAACCTGCCTCGGACGATGAGGCCGATACGGAGATGCTTTTCTCCCGCAAGGCCGTCACTGACTCACTGCTATCGCGGCTTATCCCCAAGAAAAAGCCGGAAGCAAATAAACACATGGTACCAGTAACCGATCTTGAGAAGCGCCTTTCGCTTCTCGCACATTAAAGGAGGATTTTTATTATGACTCAGATTATGGAACTCATGGACAAGAGAGCGAAGGCATGGGAGGCCGCTAAGGCGTTTCTTAATAGCCACTCTCAGAACGGCGGCATGGTTTCTGCGGAGGATGCCGCAACCTACGACAAGATGGAAAAGGAAGTCACCGACCTCACCAAGGATATCGAGCGCCTGCAGCGTCAGGAGCAGATCGACAAGATGATGAGCGCACCGACCTCTGCTCCCCTTACCGGAAAGCCCGGTGCCAAGGATGAGCCGGAGGATAAGCCCGGCATCGCTTCCAAGGCATACCGCTCCGCCTTCTGGAACAACATCCGCAAGCGCAACTACTACGATGTCCAGAACGTGCTGGAGGTCGGCACCGATGCCAACGGCGGATATCTCGTCCCGGACGAGTACGAAAAGCAGCTGATCGACGCGCTTCAGGAGGAGAACTTCTTCCGTTCCCTCGCTACGGTCATTCAGACCCAGTCCGGCACCCACACCATTCCGGTCGTCGCCTCTCACGGCACTGCTGCTTGGATGGATGAGAACGGCCTGTATCCTGAATCCGACGATACCTTCGACCAGATCAGCCTTTCCGCTTACAAGCTGGGCACGGCGATCAAGGTTTCCGA